TTCTACTTTAGGTATACCAGAAAAATTTGTTCCAGTAATATTTATATCTGTAGCTGTAGATGGTGCAATAGTTTGAGATACATTAGCTACAGTTGGTTTTGTTTCTGTTGCTTGTGCAAAAGATAAATTACCTGAACCATCTGTTTGTAAAAAATATCCATTAGTTATTGATTGTGGAAGAGTAAGTGTATATGATTGACCTGCTGAATGTGGAGGTCCTTGAATTGACACCCCATGAGAGTTCTGAGAACAATTCAAAGTTAATTTTCCATCAGCACTTGAACCATCACCTTTAATAGTTAATCCAGGTGTAAATTCTGTTTTAACATTAGTTACAGCATCAGTAGCTAATTTTGGTTCTGTAACGATACCATTACTTATATCATCTGCTGTTATTGCTGCATTTGCAGGTGTTCTACCTATATAGGGCATTTACTATTTCCTTTATTATGCTGAGATTGTATCTACAACACTTGTTATAATATCAACAGAAGAAGCTGCTGAAGCTACTGCTTTAACTGCATCTCCAGATTGTAAAACAACTTTAGAACCACCATCAATTAATTCCAATGAACCACCTGTAGGGATAGGTGCATCTTTAATAATATGATAATTAGTTGAACTGTTCTCTACATAAACAGTAACATTAACTGATGTACCTGAAGTGTTAACACATCTAACACCAATGATTGCATCATCAGAATCTGCTGCTGCTCTTAATGTTGTAGGAGAACCAGAGTTGTTCGAGATATTTTGTTGTAAAGTTCTTTCAAAATCTTGTGCCATAGAATTATCCTAATTATACCTTTTTTTTGTCATATTGTCAACACAAACTATAATGCAATAGCCATTGCTACTGCAAAACCATTACTAGCTTTTCCACTAATATTAGTATTAGCTGTGTCTATTTGAGTTTGAATAGCACTTGATACACCATTCAAATATCCAAATTCTGTATTATCTACTGAACCATCATGTATTAGATTAGCATTTAATCTATTAGATGTATCAATAGTTGCTTGTTTAGCATCTAACTGTGTTTGAGCATTAGATGATAAAGTATTAATATATTGAAACTCTGTACTTGTTACACTACCATCTGCTATCTTAGTAGCATCAATAGCTGCTGCAGCTTTAATATTAGCATTGTCAATATTAGTAATTGAGTTACCAGTACCATCTGCATCTATAGTTTTATTAGTAAATGTATTTGTACTTGATGCTGAAACTTCTGCATTTAAAGTTACTGCACCACTTGTACCACCACCTGATAAACCTGTACCAGCTATAACTTCAGTAATATCTCCAGTTGGTACTGTAGCTACCTGAGCATCAACATAAGCTTTAATAGATTGTTGAGAAGCAACTGCTGTAGCAGAATCAGATGACATATTATCTTCATCTTTAAATGCTGAACCACTAATAGAAGTATTTAATACTGGACTTGTTAAAGTAGGACTTGTTAAAATTTTGTTTGTTAAAGTTTGTGCTGTAGATAAATCAACTGTAGTTGCAGTATCTATAGCAAGAGTTGCTGAACCAGAAGTTGCTCCTCCAGATAAACCTGTACCTGCTACAACTGCTGTTATATCACCAGTTGGTATTGTTGCAACTTGAGTATCTACATAAGACTTAATAGCTTTTGCTGAAGCAAGTGTAGTATCACCTGCAGCAACTGAAGTTAAATCTGTATCTAATACTCCAGATTTTAAATTATCTACTTCAACATTTGATAATGTATTATTATCTACATCAATAACTTTATTTGTTAAAGTTTGTGAACCTGTTAATGTTGCAACTGTAGAATCAATTGCTATATCATTTGCATTAGCATCAATACCTGTACCACCAACTACATTTAATGTTACATCACCAGATGTTCCACCACCTGTTAAACCATCACCAGCAACTACTGAAGTAATATCTCCTGTAGGTATTGTTGCAACTTGTGCATCAACATATGCTTTGATTGATTGTTGAGTTGATAATGCAGTTGCACTATCAGAAGACATATTATCTTCATCTAATATATCTGTAACTGTAGTTGTAGGCATTGCTAATGAATCTACATAAGCTACACCATCAATATATAAATCTTTAAATTCTAAACTTGATGTACCTAAATCTATATCATTATCTGCTATAGGTACAATAGCACCATCTTCAATTCTAAATTGTTGTGTTGCAGTTCCAGATACATCTACATAAAATTCTAAATGGTCATTAGTTGTATCTACAACAATTTTATTTAATGGAGTTGCTAAACCTGCATCACCAATTAATCCTATTACTGGACCTTCTGCTGCAGTACCATCATGTTTGTGTCCTGTGTTTACATGAAATGCACTTACTAATGCATTGTATTCACCATTAAATAAATCTGCTGCAATTGTATTACCATCTGCAATAGTTCGTTGTCTAGTATATCCTGCCATAATATTATCTTCTTCCTCCTGCTATAAATGATACAAACATTCCATTTACTGAATATGATGCATCTGTATCATCTGTAAAAAATCTAAAGTTATTTGAAAAACCACTACCAGTTACAATCATTCGTTTACTAGGTAGTACTACTGCTCCAAATACTGAAGTACCAAATACTGCAGAACTTGAACCAAATACTGCAGCACTACTTAAATTACCTACTGTAAAATCTCCTGGTTGTGGAACTTCAGTAGATTCAAAATCATATCTTATTCTTAATTTTAAATTATTATTAGTTCCTTCTGGTTCAATATTTGCTTTAACTGCATACAAACTTTTTCTTAAACCATTGTCACCATAATCCATATCTGGTGTTTGAAACTGTGCATCTATATTAGAACCATCAAAATTATTTCCAGTATCTAATTGATATACATATCCAGTTTCATTAGAACCAAATTGTACTTCTTTATTATTTACATCTAAATCTGAAGTACATCTTTTAATTGCCATGCCTGATGTTTCACTCCATTCAAATGCAGGAACACCATTTGCATCAAATTTAAAAGTTCCAATAATTCCTTTTTGTCCAGAAGCTGCTTGTCCAGATTGATAATAAAATAATCTGTACTGACTTCTTTCTCTAATAACCATACTATCAATGTTATAGTTAGATATGTTGTTTAATAAAGTATTTATTAGTGGTAATATTTTTCTACTAATAGAACTTAATTCAACATCACCAATTCTAGCTGTACCAGCAATAGTTCTTAATCCATCAGGTGCTAAGAATATTAAATCTCCACCTATCTCTTGGATTGTATTTCCATCTACACAACCTATATTTTTGGTTACTGATTTAAGTATAGGGGTAGAATCTAGGTTTGTCAACTCATAAATACTATTTTTACAGAATATAACTAGACTATTTCTAAATACTTTTATACCTACAATTACATCTCCAGTATCTATTGTACCTGCAGAAGCACCAGTAAAATCATATGGTTTTAATCTAGTACTATATGCAACTGTACTATCTGAATCTGATTGTCCAGCTACTATTAATCTTTCAGAGAATATTGTACATCTTTTAGGATTAATAGGTGTTGACCTTTCTAATGTTTCAAAATGAAATACATTAGCACCACTATCTAATTCTATTTGAAATTCAGCTATCTTATTATTACCATCTGTAATATAAACAGTACCATAAGTACCTTCAGATGAGTAATTAACAAACTCAATATTTGATTGATTTGTTCTACTCACTACTGTTGCACTAGATAAATCTGAAGAAGACATACCACTTTTTTTAACAGCTTGTCCACTTGCAGTAGATACTACATTAAAATCTAAAGTTAATACTGTATCACTTGTTATAGATAATACTCTATAGTTAACATTATTAATTTGTATTCTATCATTAGCAGCAAACTCTGTTGTAAAAGCTGTACCACTTCCAGTTACTGTAGCACTACCTGCTGTTACAGAAACTGTTCCTGTTTTAGTTTTATAAGTATCTTTATTTATTTGAGTCCAACTTGTACCTGTAGTACTCCAATATATATTTGCAGCTTGACAAACTATTACACCATTAGCATAAGGAAATAATCCTTCAATAGAATCTAATGCTGAACCTGTAGGTATAGCTGCACTAGCTCCACCAAATTTTGCATACCCACTTATTCTTCTATATCCACCAGTTGTAGAAGATTCAAAGTTTTGTAATTTAGTTGCAGCTCCTGGTGTTCTAAACAATGCATGAGAACTAGATACTAAATCTAATCCACCTTGTACTGTAATGGAAGCTCCTTGTGTTGGCATATAATTTTATCCTATGGTAATAAATAAGTAAATCTTACATCTGACATATACTTAGGTTGTGGTGAATTTAATTTGTCAGACATTTGTTGTAAACCTTTTTTATATTCGTCTAATGCTAATTGTGATTGAGCAATATTATCTTTAAATTGATAAATAAAATATCTTGCTCTTGCTAATAATACAGGTTTGTATTGTTCAGGAAATAAAACTTCATCTGTATCATTTGTTAATTCAGATGGTCTATTATAAGCATTAAAATAAATTCTATATACATCATCAGGTATTGGTGATAATCCAAATCTTCTACCATCAGAACTTCTTATAACTCTTAATGGTACTCCATATGCAGGTGATGAACTAGATTTATCTAACTCTTCATTTCTTGCATAAGTATTTCTCCATACATCTAAAGTAATAAAACTTAATTTATTAATTGTATGTGGAGCAGATTTACCTGATACTCCTTCTGTTGTTGCAGTAAATCTATCCCAATCAACTGCATCATAATCTGTATCTACACTTGTAGAACCAGCTTTTAAAAGATACCATCTAGTACCTGCTACTGTTTCTATAAATGTATTTCCATAATATTCATTTTGAGGAGTATTAGCAGATAACCATGCCCAATTATCTACAGCATCTACAATATCAAAGTATGCTCTGTTTACACATTTACTAACTT